TAGTAGTATGCTCCGAGAAAAGAACAATAACTTATACATACTAAAGTTATAGAATAATGAAATCAGTCAATAGAAAGTAGAAACTGGGTCTCTAGGGAATAATCTTCTTAAAAGAACATCAACATGTCGGAATGAAAAAAGAGAATCAGGTAATACATCTTCTGGTTGAACTCCTTTCTCCCTTACGAGTTTTTGTGCTTCACGATCCAACTCTAGAAACCTGTCATTGACAATTTCTCCCCAACCCTTTACCACACTCTCTAATTCTGTTAGATCATATGGGTTTAAAAGGGCCACAGGTGCAGCACCAAAATTGTACACTTTAGACATATACCTTGCCATTAAGATTATACCAATAGGATTATATACTTTATCAATAGCTAATCCCTTGGATACCCAGCTTTTTATCAACCTAACAGGTTCCAATACCCGAGTTACACCTCTTATCTTCTTAATTTCCACATCTTCTGTTTGTATTAAAAGATCCCCAACATAAGCAGACTCATCCTGAAGGAAGTGCTGAATGTCTTCATCTAAATTGATCTGTTCAAAGTCAATATCATCTAGGGCTATAGTGAAATCTTCTACATCATCTATGTCATCGTCTGACATGAGACTCATTTCTTCTGACCATTGCTTACTTGACATTGATGTAACAGTACTATACCCTTCTGATGTCTCTTCTATACCATCAAGATTGAGTATATTATGCCTATTAATCAAAGCCAATAACTCATTAAACATAAATAAATCTACAGATATTTTGGCTTTGTTCATTATTAGTGAATAAGCAGCTGGTGGTATAGCAGCAGGTAAGCCTTTCATAAAATTTTCGAGCAAACCTGATGATATGATCGGATTTATGAAGAGTCTATGTTGTTCAGTTTTAAACCATACGTTGCCCACAGCCTGGACAGCTTGATATCTTACATCCCTCAATGTATGGTATGCATGAGCCAATAAAAATCTTGGACTTTCAACATCCAATTGAGCAATAGCCCTAAACCCTTCAGCTTGCACACTAATCATGAATTCTTTGTTTATGGGTTGTTTAGTTCTGAGACCAGTACGTAATACACAATGTTTGTATACAATACAAGGAACATTAGGTTTGCCCCACTCAAAACCTGATTCTGTTTTAAATAGAACTAGGCTTCTTGTTTGATTAACTTGTTCTGTCTTGAACCGCATCCCGCATCTGACAAGTTCTTTTGATACTTCATCCATTAAGAGCTTTAAGACATGGCGTTGAGTTATGGAAGTTTCTAATATATATTCCTTTTTAGACCAAAAGATTTCTAATCTTGCACAATCTAAACCAAAGTTAAAAGTGACCCGTAAATCGCCTTCATATAGTTTTGTTTCTTCATTATATGTTTGAACACAATAGGCATCATACTGTTTACCAGAATAAGCCCGCCTATTTGCCTGCATTTGTAATACTCCTTTGTATCCTAAAACATCGTAGAGCAATAAACCCATACATTGTATCTCAGGATCAGTTGGTACTACTCCCTTTCTTCTAAATCTTTCAATCCAGTCCATAAGGGTTTGCTTTTCAAAATACAATGCTGATAACCATTCCTGTGTGTTTTGTTCATTTGCTTTACACCATCTCCATATCTCTATACAAAGTCTCGAAGCTGCTAAATCATCCTGCAAGCCGATATTTTCTTTTTGATTGTATAATGACACAGCTCTAAGGACTTCTTTTTTGGGCCTTACTTTTATAGTCTTAACAAGTGACATGCTCTTTAGCCAATAGCTGCAGATTGACTCTGCAGTTCCCTCAATGTTTCCTTCCACAATCACAATCCGTGACCTTCCAGATTTATATAGCAGTGGTGCAATACGTTTTAAAACTTCTGGTAATCCAATGTCTAGACCCAACTCTCTATAAACACCTTCCTTCATTACCTGTAGATCAGCTGATAAAGAATCTGGGAAAAATGAACTATCTAACACATCACTTATCTCATCCACTGTTGTTGCATATTTATAGCCAATAATTGAGGTTATAGGATTCTGTATAACTTGGTCTTTTTCCCTTACTGTAAAGGTTCTTGCAACTTTAGGGCGATGAACATGTCGTGCTGTAACCACTTCACATCTAACTTCATTTAAGAAATCTTTCCATGCATATTCCTTTGAGAATGTACAACTAACCAGTGTATTGAATAAATCCAAATCTTTTTCAGTGGGCTTATAATTTGTAGCATAGCTATCAGCTGCAGCTAGAATTTCTCGGAATGTTACCCATTCTCCACCTAATTTGCAAACTTTCATATGTTGCTTTGCCTGCATTCGGAACCGCAACTGTAAAGGAGATTGCATTGTCATAGCTGTAACAATGCTAGGGTCATTGAGCTTTCTTACTAAATAAACAAGTAAATTATCACGTCCCCTTGGAATAATATAATCATAAACTGGATGCTGTCTTGTCCAGTTAGTGAGGTAAGTTTGTGAGTACTGATCATAAAACTCAAATTCATTTTTTGGAGTAAATACCTTCCATTGTACCTTACCTACAAAACTAAACTCCCCTAATCTATCATGTTGGAATACATCTTCACTTAATGACATAAGAAATTTAAATAGTCCTAAAACATATCTATCACCATCCCTCCTAGTATGCTTATAGGATATATATGCGTTTTTGAGTATGTTCTTGTCAGCCATACCAATACCTGCTGTTGCCAACTCCATAATAGACATGGATCCATCACCTCCTAATGGTATAGGCACATTGCTTTTTTTGACCTTCAAGAATGCTATCGGTGAATTCACCATACCATCTGCAGTACCATAGAGCCTTTCCACTTTGCTTGTGCATAATACTATTGCCAGCTGAGCTAACTGTGGGCAGGCCCCCAGATCCAGTGCCTTAACACAACGGCTCTGTGCTGCAGCTAAATCGTCAAAAAACCCTAAACCTGGAAGGTCAGACAGTGAACCCAATAAAATTTTTACAAATGGTATAGAGACAGCACAGCCTTCGAAGAATGTTGACAAAAACTCTGCATTCGTTGGGGATACAGTAGTCTTTTTTGGAGAGACTTTAATAGAGCCCATAAGCAGCAAATGTTCATGCAGGTTAAACATACTTTTCCACATTTCCTGGTTTATAGCATGCCAGTGATAATTGCCTGCTTGAATTTGGTGCGAAACATATAAAAACCAGTCAGTACCGTCATCCTCTGGTTCAAGATAACCATAAATGAATAATGCATCATCAGAATGATGTGCAAATTCAAAGAAACATTCCAGCTCAGGATACAGTTCTTTCCAGATTTCCCTGAACAATAGAGATATTGCTGCCCCAAATAGTGATGAACATTTATTTAGGTTACCTTGTAGCCAGTTACCTTTAACATTTGCTGAGACCCCTCCAGAAAAAAATGAAATGAAGTCATTGACTGCCTCAGAATAATCTTCCATACTGTCAATATACCGATGTAATTTTCTTGACATAAAGAATTCAGTTTCATAAATATTCCTCAATGCATCAACTACACAACACTTCAGTTTCTCATCTGTCAAGCCATCATATATAGCTTGAGTAAATCGTTTGAACTTTGCTGAATTATCCCCAGGAGACCACTTTGTTGCATCTGCACTTACATACATTAACTTCCTCTTAAATTTTAAGGTCTTACCAGTGCTTGTTATAATTTCAGAACTACCAGATGCCCATCGTAATGCCTTCTCTAATGCATTTTGTATATTAAGAATCTTCTTGTCTCCACCATATGAAATATATTCTTCAGGTACGACTTTAGCAATAGCATCAAAATAATCCTCTATAATCTCTAACCGTACACGCGTAGGCAATGTCGTGATAAAAAAGCCTCTATCAGCTTCTGTCCTTTGGTATTTTCTTACAATTCGAGCTTGTGCTTTTAAATGCTTAGTTTGTTCATACATGTCAATAACATTTGGGTTAATTTGAGAACGGTTTAGATACCGTATAGCCTCAATTAGTGTCACACTAGCAGATAGATGTCCATCTTCTTGAAGTGCTCCTGACATTCCTTTTAAACTAATATTCCTGGTCTGGCTAAAATAAGGTTTATCCCAGTGTTTGTTCATAATATTTGCACATAGTACCTGGGACTTGGCCTGTAAGTACTTATTTAATTCCTGGGCACATAATTCAACAACTTCTTGACAAAATAGTTGCTGTTCTACCTCAACATTTCCTCTCAGGAGTGAGTCAATATTATAACCTTCCCTCATTAAGATATCACCATACTTGCCTTCTTTCTCATTAAATTTTCTAGCCCATTCAATTGTTTCCAGGTGTATTTTCGCCTCTTCAGAAAGATTCCCATGTAGTCCCTTTTCAAACAGGAAAAAACATGTTGTAGCCTCTGATATGAGACTCCTGTAATGCTTGTATACAACTCGAGACATAAGTGAAGGATATACTCCACTTGCCCCAACTGTTGACTGGTCAACCGTCAATCCAAGTAATCTAACTTTAGAATAAAATCTGATCTTATTGTTTTGTGCCAGATTTATTAATAATGACTTCATTATTGAATATAAATAAGCATCAAGAGAGCTCTTAAATGGGCGCTCAAAAAATTTGTTTATAAGTAACTCATACCCAGAGTATAATGCTGTAACAGAAGGAATTAAATATCTAAGATTATCAAAAAGCGCACATAATTTCATCTTTTGGGAAACACAAAGTAGGAAATGAAATGAAAAGACAGAGCGAAGAGCATGCTGCAGAGGAAAATGACCTTGATCTTCAGTGTAGTATTGAAACCACGTAGCTGTAGCCAATAATGATTTTTCAAAAGCAATGTTCAATGCCAGCAACCTATTTAAATCTATACTCATAACTTTGGAGTAACACCAGATGACTCCGTCAATTTCTGCCTTTGAGTCAAGATTATCAGGATCTACTAAACCTATACCATCTTTAAATACAGTAAAAAATCGAATATAAGAACCTACAACCTCTAATGATTTTGAAGGCAATATAAATAGAATGACATTGCTATGGTCATATGCATGTACTGACCAGTATTTAGAACGCTTTAGCCCTGAATGTGCAATAAGACTCTCAGTAATGTCTCTGACAAGATGACCCAAATGCCAAGCTGCAGTCTTTCGTAAAATAGACAGCATGAACTTACCAATTTCATTATCATAAAACTTACTCAGGAGCTCATCTACACCCGTGGTTTTAGCAGGAGATGGAATACATGAACTAGCCTCTCCAATATTGATCTCCATATTCGACAATATTTGCTCTACTATCTTAGAGCATTCATTTAACTGTATTTGACTAGCAATGTTTATACTATCAATAGTTTCACCAAATAGGCCCTTTTCTGATTTATGTTTACCTATATTATCTAAGACAGCCTTAGAAACAGGATTAAGTTGTGAAAGTCCAATTTTCATGGTTCCTGGTTCTTTCACATTACTGCTAGCCTGAAAATGAACTTTAGGATTGTAGTAGTTTATCAGTTCATCTCTTGTTAAGCTTAAATATTTGTAAGCGATATCTAGAGCCAAAGCTTGTACAGGTGTTTCTGGAGTGGCCTTTGATATTTCCATACAACCAAGTCGGGTATCACATTGGTCTGAGCTGATAGTAGATGGAATGTAAGGACCTTGTACGGTAAGCTGTAATAAAAGAAAATTTCGTGGCTTTCTTGATTCTGAATACCTTTGCATATGTTCTTTCTCATTCTTATCAAAGACTTGGGCCACATTTGAACCTGTAACTTCCTTAAAGACAAACTCATGTTCTTCTGTCAACCAAGTCTTGCAGTAATTGACCAGATTCTCTATATGCGGATGGCAAAGCTGTTGAGGTCTATAATCCGGTATGTTAAAAAATCGGAGTTTTGGTCCTGATACATGAAATTTGAGATTAAACATTGCCTCCAATGATGCTCTCTCATCTGGTTTTATTAGATGTTCACGCACATAATTAATATCAGCCTGCACAAGTCTCATGTGTTGTACAACACCATCATTTCTCCTGCTAGGCCACTGTGTTGATATATTTGATCCATCTGTCTTAACAGCTACAACTGCAAAAGTTATTCTGTAGTTGTCAGAAAGGTTCCCTCTTTTTGTCTCAATAGCTAGTAGACTCTCGATATACTTTAACCCCTCCTCATACTTCAGCTTTTTTTCACGGATACCTCTAGCTACATCAGCCGTCACGGTGACCTCTATAAATTCTATCAGTGTACCTGTAATTTTAAAATTATCTGGTGTTAATCTGAAGAAGCTTTTTAAAATTTGTCCAGAAGGGCTATTTGGAATAATCTTTTTCTCCATCCCTTGTATGATATCATTTGGGATACCAGCCATTAAAAGAACTTGACCAATAGGACGTTCAGTATCCTTATTATCAGACCAATCATGTTTGATCATCTGGTCTACAAGATCATGCCTCACTGCATACAGTCTATCTAAGAGGTCAATACATTCTAAAGCTGACACAGTTCCAGGAGCCTGGTCCTTTACTCTCTGATGAATCTCTCTATACTTTTCCATTTTTCTGAATTTTTCTATCTCGGAGTCTACTACTA